CCGGCTGACAATTCCTCCCCCATAGACCAATTCGAGCCGACCGATATCGAGCCGCCGGTGATTACGCCGGGTCCTGAGGATTCGGTCTGGGATTCGTCGCCGTGGCTCGATGATTTGCGGGAGGTGCCGCCTAGTGCGACGTGGCCGCGGCTGATGTCGCTGCCGCACCCGGATGCGGCGGGGTCGCATGGGGCGGCGGCGGTGGCGTGGTGTCTGGAGCGGGGGTGGGGTCTGCGCTGGTGGCAGCGGCTGGCGTTCGCCCGGCTGCTGGAGCATGACGCGGAGGGCCAACTGGTGTGGATGGATGCGCTGGTGTCCACGGCCCGGCAGGTGGGGAAGTCGGTGTTCCTGCGCCAGTTGGCGCTGTGGCGGCTGCACGCCTCGGAGGTGTTCGGGGAGGAGCAACTGATCCTGCACACCGCGAAGGACCGGCAGGTGACCCGGGAGGTGACCCGTCCGGCGCGGCTGTGGGCGCGGCAGCAGGGCTACCCGGTGCGGGAGTCCAACGGCGAGGAGGAGATCGGGCACCCGGACGGGTCTCGGTGGCTGCTGCGCGGGCACGGCTCGGTGTACTCGTATTCGGCGACGCTGGCGCTGGCCGACGAGGTGTGGAAGGTGGCGCCGGGGGTGGTGGAGGACGGCCTGGAGCCGACGCTGGCCGAGCATGCGAACGCGCAGTTGGTGATGTTCTCGACGGCGCACCGGCGGGCCACCGCGCTGGTGCCGGTGCGCCGGGCGGCGCTGCTGGCCGGGTATTCCTCGCCGTCGTCGTCGCTGCTGCTGGAGTGGTCGGCGCCGCGGGACGCGGACCTGGCGGACCGGATCGGCTGGCGGCAGGCATCCCCGCATTGGACGCCGACCCGGGAGCGGCTGCTGGAGGCGCGGCTGCGCCGGGCCCGGGCGGGCGCGTCGGAGGACCCGGACGAGGACGACCCGGTGGAGGCGTTCCGGGCGCAGTACCTGAACGTGTGGCCGGTGCGCCGGTGGGTGCCGTCCACCTCCACCCCCGAGGTGCTGGTGTCCCGGGAGGAGTGGGCGCAGGCGGCGGACCTGTATGCGGCGCCGTCGGAGGGCCGTCCGGTGGCGGTGGCGGTGGAGGACTGGTACGGGAGGGGCGCGTCGGCGGCGGCCGCCACCGTGCTCCCGGATGGGCGGATCCTGACCTGGGGGGCGGCGTTCGGGTCGCGGGCGGATGCGTTCTCCTGGGCGGGCGCGTCGATGCGTGGCGACGGCCGCCGCGAGATCGGCCCGGTGGTGGTGCTGGGACCGTCGCTGTCGGCGTCGGAGGCCGCCGGGTACCTGGGGCCCGAGGTGGTGGTGCAGGCGCCGGACCGGGCCCGCCGGGGCCTGGCGCTGCTGAGGTCGCTGGTCCGGTCGGGGCGGTTGGTGCACTCACCCGACGAGGACGTGGCCGGGCAGGTGTGTGGCACCCGCTGGGCGGCGCACGCGGACGGGGGCCTGGCCCCGGCGCACCGGGGGGTGCGCTGTGACGCGGTGAAGGCGACCGCCTGGGCGGTGGCGGTGGTGGCGGCGGAGACCGAGGCGCCACAGCCGTTCTACGTGTTCTGAGATCCGAGGGAAGGCAGGTGGGCGCCATGGGCGCACCGGGTATGTGTTCGGGCCGGGCGGGGTGCGGCGCGACGTTCCGGGGCAGGCAAGAACACTGCACCGAATGTCACCGGACGTTCGCTAGCACGAGACCGAGCGATGCTCACCGGATCGGCCCGTACTGGCCCGAGGGCCTGCGCCGGTGCCGGACCCTAGAGGAAATGACGGCGCTGGGCATGTGGGCCGACGACCGCGGTATCTGGCACGGGCACGTATCCACGGCGGGGAGGCAGGACCGTAGAACGGCCATTCCCGCTGTCGCAGAGGCGCCTAGGACGGCCGTACAGCCCCACCCCGGTATGTCTGCCCACCGGGATCCTGAAAGGGCCTCAGAATCGCCATGGGCCGGTTGAGCGCCAAGCGCCGGAAGGCGCTGCCGAGGTCGGCGTTCGCGCTGCCGTCGAAACGCAAGTACCCGATCGACACCAAGGCCCGGGCCCGGGCGGCGCTCGCCTACTCGGCGCGCCGGGACACCGCCGGGTCGGCCAAGACTGTCCGGGCCGCGGTCACCAAGCGGTACCCGTCGCTGCGCAAGAACCGGAAGCGGTGAGCCATGCCACCCCGACCCCGAGCCCTCACCTCCCGGCCCGCCACCGGCACCCGGCGCCGCGGCCTGGTCCGGCCGCCGCGGGCCACCGGCCCCGCCGGGCTGTCCCCGCCCGGATCGTGGGCGTTCCTGACCGGCGACCCGTACCCGGACGGCCCATACCCGGCGACCGAGCAGGAGGCGCTGGGCCTGCCGCCGTTCGGCCGCGGGGTGGCGCTGCTGTGCAACGCGATCGCGGGCACCGAATGGCGGGCGATGCGCTGGGACGCCGATCTCGGGGTGTCGGTGCGGCGGCCGGACCAACCGGCGATCCTCACCAACACCACCGGCGACGAGACCACCGTGTGGGCCTACCGGTGGGGTCTCGCGGAGGACCTAATCCTGTACGGGAACCATTTCGCGCTGTACGGCGAGCCGGACACGGCGTTCGGATTCTGGCCGCGCTACCTGGTGCCGCTGCCCGCCGATGAGGTGTGGATCATCACCGACCCGGCCAACCCCGGCTGGTACGCCTGGACGATCGCCGGTGAGGTGATCGACCGGGCCGACATGCTGCATGTCACTGCGGGCAACCGGTCCGGGGAGGTGCTGGGCCGCGGGGTGCTGCGCCAGTACGCCGAATGGCTGGGCGGCTCGGTGGCCGCCGAGGAACACGCCGGGCAGTATTTCGCGGGCGGCGCGCTGCCCCCGGCGGTGCTGTCCAGTCCGGTCACGCTGACGCAGGCGCAGGCCGACGAGTTGAAATCCAAGTGGCGGGAAATGACCTCCACCCGCGAGCCGGTGGTGTTGCCCGCGGGCTACGTGCTGACCCCGGTGGTGTCCAACGCCGAGCAGGCGCAGTTGGTGGAGTCGCGGCAGTGGAACGCCGCGGCGGTGGCGATGATGCTGGGGATCCCGTCGTACAAACTCGGTTTGGCCGGGCCGAGCATGACGTATCAGAACATCGAGACCGCCGATATCGAGTTCGTCCGGGACTCGGTGGACCGGTACGCGGCGCCGATCGTGGCCGCGTTCTCCAAGTGGCTGATGCCCGCCGGGACCACCGTGGCGTGGGACTACGCGGGCCGGATGCGGGCCGATCAGAAAACCACCTCGGAGGTGCTGAAAACCTACGTGGACGCCGGGATCCTGGACGTGGACGAGGCCCGGGCCACGATCGGGCGGCCGCCGATGGACACCACGCAGGAGGAGGGCGGCACCCCGGCCGGGGTGCCCGAGTTGACCCCGGAGGAGGTGACCGCCGATGCCGGATGAGTTGATCATCGAACGGGCGGCCCCGGCGCTGGAACCGCAAGGCGACGGGTGGACCGTCTACGGCCTGGCCGTGCCGTACAGTCGACCGCAGGAGGTGACCGACGACGGCCGGGAGACCTACCTGGAGGCGTTCACCCCCGGCGCGTTCGCCCGGGACTGCACCAAGGGCGGCCGGTGGGTCAACCTGATGCTCGGGCACGTCGGGGACGACGGGGACCGGTACCTCGGTCGCTGTGTCGCGCTGGAGGAGACCGCCGAGGGCCTGTATCCGACGTTCCGCATCGACCGCGGGCATCCACAGGCGGAGGCCGCCCGGGCCGGGGAGTTGACCGGCTGGAGCGTGTCCGCGCGGGTGTACCGGTCCCGCTCGGTGCCGCGCGGCGACGGGCAGCGGGTGGTGTGGCGCGAACAGTGCGGGCTGTCCCATGTGGCGGCCACCGCGGCACCTCAGTACGCCGGGGCCGGGGTGCTGGTGGCCCGCGAGCACACCCTGACCGTGGCGCCGTCACCGACGCCGCGGCGCGAGGCGCTGGCCGCATGGCTGGAGTCGGTCCGGCGCTAGTCCGGCACCTGGCCCCGCTGGTGCTGGTGCTGGCCACCTGGAACCCCGGCGCGCACGGCACCCGGGAGGACCTGCGCCAGATCATGCGCCGCGCCGACGTGATCGGCGCGCAGGAGTGGGGCGACCGGCCCGGCCTGGTGGCCACCGCCAAGGCCGCCGGGTGGCGGGTGCAGGCCGGGCGGGGTCTGCGCGGCCAGTCCGCCACCCCGCTGGTGTGGAACCCGCGGGCGGTAGCCATGCGGCACCCGTTCGGGAAACCGCTGCTGCCGCGGACCTACGTGGGCCCCGGGAACGGGCCGAGCACCGCGAAACCGAAATACGCGATGGGCGGGATGCTGTGGCGCTCCCGGGTGGTGGCCAACACCCACCTGGTGCCGTCGTCCTACCGGCCCCGGCGGCATGCGGTGGCGGTGCGGCACGTCCGGCGGCTGGCGGCCGCTGTGGACGGCCGGTACGGGCTGAGATTCATCGTCGGGGATTTCAACACCGAGCCCGACCACACCGGGATCCTCGGGCCGCTGTACGCCCGCGGCTGGACCAACACCCACCGGGCCCGCGGCTGGCTGCCCACCCACGGCCGCCGGGCGGTTGACTACGTGTGGTGGAAGCGGGACCCGCGGATCCGGCTGGACCGGGCCTGGACGATCCGCACCCACTCGGACCACCGGGCGCTACTGGCCCGGTTCCGACTGAGGCCCTAGCGTGGCGGGATGCCGGACCACACCGCCGAGAAAGACGCGCCCCGGAACTACCTCGCGCCGGACGGTTACCGCTATGGCGTCATGTTCAGCGACGGGTCCGTCTCGGAGCGGTGGAACGGCAGAACCCAACGGGAACAGGCACAACGCGACGCGGACGACGCCGCACGCGAGTACGCGCCCGACCGGATCACGCTCGCACGCCGCAAACCGGGCGAGCCATGGGAGCGTGTCATTCCGCCCGGTGTCACGGCGATTGAGGACGGCTGTACTTGTGGCGGCATGGCCGCGTGCCAACAGTGTCAGGACCGTGACGCTACTGGTGCGAATGGTGCCCGGATCGGCGAGGCCCTAGACGACCCCGGCGACCCGGCGTAACGTCGGTGCGCAGGAGAGCCGCCACCCGGCGCGACGTTCACCCGCCACCCGGCCACCGAGCCGCCACCCGGGGTCCGTAGATCGCAAGCCGCCACCCGGCCTAGGAATCCCCACACCTAGGACGGGTCGCGCTATGCCCACCACCTACCTGGACCGGCTGAACGATCAGTACGACGAGATCACCGAGGGCATCGAGACCCTGGTACAGCGGGCCGCCGACGAGGACCGCGACGTAACCGACGCCGAGCAACAGCAGGTTGACCGGGACCGGACCCGGCTGGCGGAACTCCAAACCGCGATCGAGCACTACACCGGCCTGGCCGAGCAGACCGACCGGGTGCGCGAGTTGCGCCGTTCGGTGCGGACCGTGCCGCGGACCGAGCGGGCCGCACCGGAGGACCCGCCGAGCCTGGAAGACATGTTCCCGACCGCCGGGGACTACGCGGTCACCGTGATCCGGGCCATGAAGGGCGACAAGGACGCCGGGGAGCGCATCGCCCGGGCCACCGCGCATCAGACCACCGCCGACAACCCGGGCCTGATCCCGCGGCCCATCCTCGGGCCGGTGATCACCGCGGTGGGGAACGAGCGGCCGTTCATCCGGTCGATCACCAACCGGACGCTGCCCACCGGATCGTTTGACCGGCCGACGATCACCCAACACGTCGCGGTGGACAAGCAACCGGCTGAGAAGGCCGAGACCGCATCCCGGCAATTGAAGGTCGGCAAACTGCCGGTGACGGCGACCACCTACGCCGGGCACCTCAACGTGTCGCGGCAAGACATCAAGTGGTCTGAGCCCGCGATCATGCAGATTCTGTTCGCAGATTTCGGGCACGAGTACGCCAAGGCGACCGACGAGGACGCGGTAGCGCAGTTCCTGGCATCGATCACCAACCCGCCGGTGGCCGCGGCCACCGCGGACGGCGCCGGGGTCCGGGCGGCCGTGTTTGAGGCGGCCGCGCAGATCATGGGCACCGCGGACGGCGCCCCGCTGCCCGACACGATGTGGGCCTCCCCCGACGTGTGGGGCGCGCTCGGTTCCATGACCAACGACAACGGCGTGCCCGCGTTCCCGTCGGTCACCCCCACCGCCACCGCGGGCAACCCGCTGGGCCTGCGCCTGGTGGTGGATCCGTGGCTGACCGCCGGGACCGCGATCGTCGGTGTCTCGTCCTATCTGGAGTGGTATGAGGACGTGGACGGGTTCCTGTACGTGGACGAGCCCAACGTGCTCGGGCAACTGGTCGGCTACGCCGGGTACGGCGCGTTCCTGAACACCAAGCCGGACCTGTTCACCCCGATCTCGGGCCTCGGCGGCGACACCTCCGCGGCTAGCGCGTCGGCCAAGTCCGCCAGCAAGTAGGGGCCGGACCGTGGCCGAGATCCCGACGTTGGATGAGGTACGGGCGTACCTGAAAGTCCCGGCCGCGCAACTGTCCGATGAGGACCTGGAGCGGATGCGCGGCGCGGCGATGGACGATCAGACCGCCCGGTGCGCCTGGCCCGAGGGCGCCTACCCGTACGCGCTCGCGCAGGCGCTGCTGCGCCGGATCCAGCGGGAGGCCGCGGCCCGCAACCTGCCGTTGGGCATGGTCGGGCTGGACGCCTCCGAGTACGGGCCCACCGCGCTGCCGTATCTCGACTCACTGGTGGAGGAACATGAGCGGGCCTGGCGACGGCAGGTGCTGGCATGAGTCTGGCCCAACCCGCCGAGCGGGTCCGCGGATCCGGCGCCGACACCCGGGCCCGGCTGGTGGCCGCGCTCAACACCGTGCCGGGTCTGGCCGCCACCTCCGAGGTGCCCGACGTGGCCACCCCCGGGGCCGCGTGGCCGCGGTGGCGCCAGACCCTCTGGAACGGCCCGCTGTGCGACCCCGCGCAACACGCCTACGACGTGTACGTGGTGCTGCCCGCGGCCTACCTGGCGACCACCGTGGATGAGGGCGATTCGTTCCGTGACCTGGTGGCGCCGGTGCTGCGCCGGGTGGGCCGGATCGACTACGCCGAGCCCACCGCACTGACGTTCAACGACAACCAAACCATGCCCGGGATCCGGTTCCGGGTGACGATCGACTAGGAGGCCCCGACATGGCCGCTGGCGACACCTACCCCCTGGGCCCGGGCACCCTGACGATCGGGGAGACCGGGACCGAGATCGACGTGTCCTGCCTGGTGAACAACGCGACGATCAGTGCCGACAAGGACGAGGGCGACTCGACCACGAAACTGTGCGGCACCGTCCGGCCCGGCGCGGTCACCTACACCTACAGCCTGTCCGGCAACGTCGATACCGACGTGGACGACCCGGCCGGACTGTTCGCGCTGTCGCAGGATGCGCCCGGCACCGAGCAACCGTTCACGTTCACCCCGAACACCGACGCGGGCACCACAGCCACCGGCACCCTGGTGATCGACCCGCTCGATTTCGGTGGCGACGAGACCACCGAAACCATGACCTCGGATTTCGAGTTCACGATCGTCGGGAAGCCCGCCTATACCTACGGGTCGCAGGCCGCCGGGAACGGGACGCAGGCCGAGCCCGAGGCCGAGCCGGTGCCCGCGTGACCGGACAGGTAGCGGAGGTGGTCGGCCGGGAACGCCTGGCCGCCACGCTGCACCGTGCCGCCGACCAACTGGCGCACATGGACAACGCCACCGAGCAGGCCGCCAACCTGATCCGGGTCCGGGCCCAAGGCCGGGCCCCGAAGCACACCGGGGCGCTGGCCGGGTCGATCCGGGCCAGCCACACCGGCGCCACCGCGGAAGCCGCGTCGAGCCGGGTCTATGCCGGGGTGCAGGAGTACGGGTGGCCCGGCCACCACATCGCGGCACAGCCCTACCTGCGCCCGGCCGCGGAGGACACCGAGGGCGTGTGGATCAACTACTACCGGGCCGAGTTGGTCCGGATCATCGGGACCGTGGAAGGGGCCTAGAGGCATGGGCGAGGTACGACTGACAAGCCCGCGGGTGCGGGTGGTGCGCGAGGGCTACGACGACCTGGAGATCCAGACCGCCAACCCGGACCTGATCCGGTGGGACGAGACCCGGGTCAAGCACAAGTGGCCGCCGTTCCAAGAGGCGCCGTTCCTGTGGCTGACGTTCATCAGTTGGGCCGCGGCCCGGCGTACTGGCGCGATCCCGTCCGAGCACACCTGGGAGGCGTGGCGTAACGAGGTGCTTGACGTGGACAACCTGGACAAGCCCGACGACGACGAGATCGGCACCCCTTTCCCGCCGGGTCCCGAGCCCGGCTGATCGTAGAAGTTGCCGTGGCCACCAACACCGCACCGAGGCACTGGCGCGATGAGGACGACAGCACCCTAGCCACCGTGCTGGACGTGCTGAACAAGCAAGCCGAGCAGGCGAACCGGAAGCGGGGCCGCCATGGTTGATGCGCTGCTGGTGGTCCGGATCGTCACCGACTACTCGAAGGGCGCCGCGGGCCTGGACTCCGCGGGCGGCAAACTGGACCGGTTCGGCGCCAAAATGTCGAAACTGACCGTGCCCGCGGCCGCCGCGGTCGCGGGCATCACCGCGTTCGGGAAGGCCGCGATCGACTCCGCATCCCGGACCCAGCAAGCCATGGGCGCCGTCGATTCGGTGTTCGGCCGCAACGCCGGGCAGGTCAAGAAATGGGCCGCCGGGGCCGCCACCTCGGTGGGCCTGGCCAAATCCGAGTACGGGGAACTCGCCTCGGTGCTCGGGGCCCAACTGAAGAACATGGGCCTGCCCATGAAACAGGTGGCCGGGCAGACCAATGACCTGATCACCCTGGGCGCCGACCTGGCCGCCACCTACGGCGGCACCACCGCCGAAGCGGTGGAGGCGCTGTCCGCGGCGTTCCGCGGCGAGACCGACCCCATCGAGCGGTACGGCGTGTCGGTGAAGCAGGCCGACATAGCGGCACAGCAGGCCGCCGACGGCACCGACAAACTGACCGGCGCCGCGGGCAAGCAAGCCAAGACCATGGCGCTGCTGGAGTTGGTGAACAAGCAGACCGCCGACGCACAAGGGCAGTTCGCCCGGGAGTCGGACTCGGCGGCCGGGGCCGCGCAGATCGCGGCCGCCCAATACGAGAACATGAAATCGAACCTCGGGACGGCGCTGCTGCCGGTGGTGGCGGCACTGTCCACGGCACTCGGCGGGCTGGCCAACCTGGTGTCCAAGAACACCACCGCGTTTCAGATCATCGCCGGGGCGATCCTGGCGGTGGCGTCCGCGGTGCTGGTGATCAACGCCGCGCTGAAGGTCTACCAAGCCACCTTGGTGGTGGTCGGCGCCGTCCAAAAAGCCACCTGGCTCACGAACCCGATTTTCCTGGTGATCGCGGCGGTGATCGCGCTGGTGGCGGCCGTGGTGATCCTGTGGCGCAAGTCGGAGACCTTCCGGGCCGTGGTCATGGCGGTGTGGTCCGCGATCAGGACCGGCGCCACCGCGGCGGCCAACGTCATGGTGGCGGTGTTCACCGGCGCGTGGTCC